ACGAAGATTAAGAGCGAGTCCAATAATACCGATAGAACTTGTCCAGAGACCCATGACGGGAACAAAGAGCATAAAGAAATGCAACCAACGCTTGTTACTAAAAGCAATACCGAAGATCTGTGACCAGTAACGGTTCGCAGTAACCATCGAGTAAGTTTCCTCCTCTTGCGTAGGTTCAAAAGCCTTAAAAGTATTTGCTTTTTCTCCATCTTCATACAGCGTATTTTCTACTGTAGCACCGTGAATGGCACAGAGCAGAGCACCGCCAAGAATACCTGCAACACCCATCATGTGGAATGGGTTGAGAGTCCAGTTATGGAATCCTTGCAGGAAAAGAAGAAAACGGAAGATTGCTGCTACACCAAACGAGGGTGCAAAGAACCAACTAGATTGGCCCAGAGGGTACATCAAGAACACAGAAACAAATACTGCAATAGGACCAGAGAATGCGATGGCATTATAAGGACGAATACCAACCAATCGAGCAATCTCAAACTGACGAAGCATGAATCCGATCAGAGCGAAAGATCCGTGAAGTGCCACAAAAGGCCAGAGTCCCCCAAGTTGGATCCAGCGGACGAAATCTCCCTGAGCTTCAGGACCCCAAAGTAGAAGAAGAGAATGACCCATAGAATCTGCAGGCGTTGACACAGCTGCCGTAAGGAAATTAGCCCCTTCAAGATAACTAGACGCCAACCCGTGGGTGTACCAGCTTGTAACAAACGTTGTGCCAGTAAGCCAGCCACCAAGGGCAAGATAAGCAGTGGGAAAAAGTAGTAGTCCAGACCAACCCACAAATATGAAGCGATCGCGTTTAACCCAGTCATCAAGGACATCAAACCACCCCCTTTGTGAAATTGGTTGTGAAAGAGTAGAAGAAGTCATAGCCTCCTTTGTTATTTCTCATATTTATCTTAACATTGCTTAACAGAGAAGTCAATGAGTGTTTGTGCTCAAGTAACCAATCATCTTTTCCAGGGTGCTGATGTTGTCACCAACCTCCCCTAATGCAATGTTACATCGTTTACAAAGTATCCCTCTAACTTTACCAGTGGTGTGGCAGTGATCTACCACAAACTTTCCATGCTTACCACCAGGATCAGTAGTGTGACACACAGCACACTGGTTGTTTTGCTCTGCAAGCATCTGAGAATATTCATTGAGAGTTATGCCGTAATTTCTTTTTAGATGATTGTTTTGATAAACACTTGGATCATTCCAATAAGTTTTAGCAACTCTACTTTTAGTGCATTCTTTACAATGATTGTGTCTGGTATTAGGAGAAGTTTTACCACCCCTCTTGTAGAAATCATTAATATCTTTAGTTATACCACATTTACTACAAGTTTTAGTGCCAGTGGTTTGAGTTGTTTTTGCCATGGTATTCATGCATTGTCGTGCATTATTATTTATAAAAAAAAAGGATCCCGAAGGATCCTTTGCACGACAATGATTTATTTATCAACCAATGGTAGGTGCAGTCAGAGCAACAGGAGTTGCTTCAGCAGCAGCGAGATCCAAAGGAAAATTGTGGGCGTTACGTTCATGCATAACTTCCATCCCCAGTCCAGCACGGTTAAGTACATCTGCCCAAGTATTCAGGACACGACCTTGTGAATCAACGATGGACTGGTTGAAGTTGAACCCGTTGAGGTTGAACGCCATTGTTGATACGCCCAGGGCAGTAAACCAGATACCGACAACAGGCCAAGCAGCAAGGAAGAAGTGTAGCGAACGAGAGTTGTTGAAGGAAGCATATTGGAAGATCAGGCGTCCGAAATAACCGTGAGCAGCAACAATGTTATAAGTCTCTTCTTCTTGACCGAACTTGTAACCATAGTTCTGTGATTCAGACTCAGTGGTTTCACGAACCAGCGAGGAAGTAACCAGAGAACCGTGCATTGCACTGAACAGAGAACCACCGAACACACCAGCAACTCCAAGCATGTGGAAGGGGTGCATCAGGATGTTGTGCTCTGCCTGGAACACAAGCATGTAGTTGAACGTACCAGAGATACCCAGAGGCATTGCATCAGAGAAAGAACCTTGACCGAAAGGATAGACCAGGAACACTGCACTCGCAGCAGCAACAGGTGCCGAGTAGGCAACACAGATCCAAGGACGCATACCCAGGCGGTAGGAAAGTTCCCACTCACGACCCATGTAAGCATAGATACCGATCAGGAAGTGGAATACAACCAGTTGGAAAGGTCCACCGTTGTAGAGCCACTCATCTAGGGAAGCAGCTTCCCAGATTGGGTAAAAGTGCAGTCCAATAGCATTGGACGAAGGGATAACAGCACCAGAGATGATGTTGTTTCCGTACATCAGAGAACCAGCAACGGGTTCACGGATTCCATCAATGTCCACAGGGGGAGCAGCGATGAATGCGACAATGAAGCAAATGGTAGCAGCAAGCAAGCAGGGAATCATCAGAGTTCCGAACCAACCGACATAAAGACGGTTATCGGTTGAAGTTACCCACTGGCAGAACTGTTCCCAAGTATTCGATTGTGATTTTTGACGTGAAAGTGTAGCAGTCATTTGTTTAAGAGAGTTAGATAAAAGTTCGGGGGGACGAACCGTTACGATTATTCCCCACAGCACCCTCCACTGTGGGTATGAGAGACGTTTTTATACACCCCATAGGTCTCGGTTGATGGGTGTTTAACAATGTTACAAATCTTAGAGATCCGTCACATTTGTTTACCTATTTATCATACTACGGTTTGCCGCCCCCGTCAAGCCCCCTAAACAAGGATGTCCTACTAAATAAGAATAGTGTTTATCACATAAGAAAAATGAAAAGACTTCTATTAGCCTTTTCGTTATTCTTCGCAATCCCAGTTAATGCTGCTGAAATCACATCAAGAATCACTGACTCCGTACAATTGAAAGTTGATGGTGCTGCTGTTCAATCAACCCGAATCGGTGCTTCATATTCCGCTTCAGGAACTAATATCCAATCCACATCGTTTGGTGGTGTAGGTGGTGCTGGAACCTACGATATCAATACTCCAGGCCAAGCATTCTCTTTCTCAGAAAGTATCAATGCTGCAGATGCTGTTGTAACTGATCAAACCGTTACGAATGGCGTTATCGGAACTCCAAATCTTTATGGAGATAGCGTAACCCAAGTTGGTGGTGAAAAAGGAACTCTTGCAGGTACTCTTTCCCCAACTGGTGTCCCAACTGTTACTGCTGGTGGTGCAGGTACAAGTGCAACTGCTCAAAGATCGATTGAGTTAAGCGTATTCAAATGAGACATTTAACTCCCGCTTTGCTTTTAGCAGCGGGAGTCATCTGTACTCCCGCATATGCTGAAAGTGTTGTGCCTAATTTTACCAGAGGCACGATTACAGCAACAACAGAATCAACAACCAAAATCATAGAAACGATTCGTCAAGTTGAGTATACAACTGGCACATCATACACTGTGACTGGAACTAATATTAACATTCCTGGAAGACCAACTCAGGATTCAAATTATAGTATCATGACACAGGGTGCTCCATTCCAGTTCAGTGAAACCTATCTCGGACCTGGAGTAGCAAAAGAAACATGGATCGATCGCACCACAGAAACTCAGTCTACCACAAACTCGGTGTCTGTCTTTACTCAATAGGAGTTATCTTCAGTGGCACGGCTTACGCTCAATCTGCTCCTAGCAATACTAATATTGCTGGCCCTTCTGCTTCCGCTACAGGTAATGTTACTAACCAAGCTGTCCAAGTCTTACAGGGACCGTTTGCCCTCAACACATATGGGGGAGGAGTTAGTTGTCAAGGACCAACAATGAGCCTTTCTCCCTTTGCGTTAGGGAACTTTAATAGTAGTCAAGATCCTGCAACATACCAAACTCAAAATGGAAACTTCGGTGTAAGTTTAGGATTTAACTTTCCTCTTGACGGATCACTACAAGAGATCTGTAAAACAAGAGCAAAAGTCGAAATACAAAGACAGCAAGCTGAGGCAGATAAGGCAAGACTTGACTTTGAGTTAGTTAGACTACTCAAGTGTGGTGAAGCAATAAAGTCTGGCATCAGTTTTCATCCTGATAGTCCTTATCATAAGATTTGTGCTGATGTTGTTGTGAAGTATCCATCGGTCAAGCAAGCAGCGGCACAATGAATGAAATACCAACTATCAATGCCAAGGGAATTACCAATGTACAAATAAATGCCAATGGAATACCAAACATTGGCATTAATGGTCCTAGTGTAATCCCAACAATAGATCCTCCTGTAGTTAGATCTACAGAAGTACCAGTCGTGAGGGGTCTGGCACTACCAGTATTTCAAGCACCAGATCCCTCTATTAAATACCCAATCATTAATGTTCCAACTCAAGAAGAGTTTGATGCTGCTGTAAGAGCAGAAAAACAAAAACAACAAGAGCAAGAAGGTAAAACTAGGGGACTACCAGATACTACCCCCCCTCCTCAACTGCCTCAAGTCTCTCAAACCCCCCCCTCTCAAACGCCCATTGCTGAAATACCAGCAGAAAATAAACCTCAACCAACCTTTACTGTCGGTGGAATCGATATTAATTTACCTGACCCTTCTCTTGTTGCTACGGCTGGTGCTGTCGCAGTAGTCACAACTGCTGCAACTATTGCATCCACAACTGTTCTTAATGCATTAAAAAATGCTGCGGAACCACTAATCAAAGAAGCAACGAAGAACAAATTTAAAATCAAAATCAAACAAGTTAAACCAGTTTTACACTATGTCTTAGCAGAAAAAGGACACATAGATGTGTTTGAATATTCTGCAGATGGAACAAGACTCGTTGATCAAGTTGATAACGTAGAGCAATATATTCGTGACCAAGTTGAAATCAATGCACTTTATGAAATTGATAACAAGATTATTATTGATGATGTTATAGCAGATAAGTTTACAAAAGAGGGGCAACAGAGATTTAAATCTCTCTTTGCCCCTGCTAAAAAGATTGCTAAAAAATTATCAGCAAAGTTTTCTATTTAATCCCAATCAAACTTAGAAATAATCCATGCAATAACAATAACAGGAAGTTGAACAAACATATTATAGAGAATATCAAGAAAAATATTATCCCTTTCTTCCTTGCGTTTTTTCTTTGCTGGTATTTGAGTCATTGTATTATGAAGTCAGATTTCTTCTAAAACAATATCATATAATCCTGTCAGATTCGATTGAGTCATCGCAACTTGAGGGTCTGTGAATAAGAATGCTCTAGACTTATCTCTGGTCCACTTAGGACTGTCGTTATAGTTGTCTTGAAAGTAATCCCATTCAGAGTTATAACCCATCTTTTTTGCGATGTACTTTTTCACTTTTTCTTTCCTCCATTCTTTGCTTTCTTAGCAGTTGCGTTTCCAGAGTTCTGCTTTGCGTTTGCAGACTTACCTTTTTTATTTTTAGGTTTGCCCATTATGCACCACCTGTACGTGGTTGTACTTGACCTTCCAGAACTTCTACTCTTTCTTCAAGAGTTGGTTCGACAGATGCAACAACTTCAGGTGCTGGTGGTTCTGGAGGAGTAACTACAAACTCTTCTCTTTTTGGTTCATCTTTTTTTTCATCTTCATCACCGCCTTTCTTCATTGTGTTAATACCAAAGGTTGCAGCAGATGCTGTAAATACGGTGGCAATAAAAGTTGGGTCCATCTTGGCAAGAAGACCAGCATAACTAGCAGTCAAGAGAGCAGCAGACCAACTCAGAATAGCAACACGAATAACAGTACTCATACATTTACCTTTTTTTTCTTCCATCAGTCCTAGTGATGATGTCCACTTTATTTAGTTTTTGAAAGACTCAGAATCATCTTTTTCGTCTTTCTTTTTAATCACTGCTTCAGTTAAGAATGAAGAGAATGCTGCCCATAGAATATTACTGTAAACTTGTTTAGCACTATTATCTAACTCAACGTCACCCTGACTGATAATACCAACTGAGTCAATCGCAGTCAACATAGCAGCAGACCAAGCAAGGGCAGATAATCTAACTATCAAAAATATTTTACGCATTTCTCTTTGCGCTTAAAGCATTGAAATCTTTTTTCTTCGTTCCACCATCATATTCCCATGCATATCCTTCAGCGATCATTTGATTGTTTAAAGAGGTTTCTTCCCCATTAATAAACAAGTGACCAATGATACGACCATACTTTTCTGTACTATCTGGAAGTTCTGTACGGATGATAATATCTTTGGCACCTTCTAAATGATGCTTCAACCATTCTTTTGATTCGAGTCCATATTTCTTTTCATTCGCATCTGAAGTGCGTGACTCAGGAGTATCAACCCCAGCAAGGCGAATTCGCTTAGTGAGAGAAATATCAAAACCCAAATCAATGTCAGCATCGATAGTATCTCCGTCAACTACCTTATGAACAGCACGAATTCGATAAACGTAAGGATCTTTTTCTTGCATTAGAATGGAAGTTTAAAACTCCCAGTATTTAGTTTAGGAATAGGTAGTTTTTCAAACGCTTTATTAACTTGATTCTCAACAACCTTACCAACAAACTCTTCTGGATTGTTGAGTATTGCTTCTGCTTTTTTATAAGTTACATAAGCACCATAACAAAGTGCTCCACTAATCGCCAGACTTGTTGCTGACAGAATGATTGCTAGATTTTTCATTAATGTGCAGTACCATTTCCGTCGTATTTATCTGAATCATAGTAACCTCCCTTTGTTCCAAAGTATAAAGTTGCTAGAACAAAGGGAACTACTACAATCAATAAAAGTTTACCCAATAGCATTAATACTTTCCTTCCACACAATATTCTGATTTTTTGTTTGGGTGATATGGATACTTACCCTCTTGAGGTTTCATCCACCCACAACCAATCAACCAATCCATAGTCATTGGTGTTGGTCTCATCTGTTCCCAGAGTGGTCCTTTGGCACACATCTCCAACTTTTCAGCAGTCACATTTGATTGTTCTTCTGCCCAGTTAGCATCTGCTTCCCATGGAATCGCACGAGATTGCCCCATAGATTCATAAGCAAGTCTAGTAGTTTTCATTACCCAAGCAGGAATCTCATGATCTTGATGAACCTGTGCCATGAAAGATGTTTTTAATCCACCACCCATACAATCTTGAACAACGTGCCATCCTTCATGTCTCATCGTTCCTAGGAACTCTCTTGGATCTTTAACAAGTTCTTCATTCACAAAGAACCTATTATACTCTGGTTTGTATAAACCTACAGTTCTTGGAGTAAAGTAACGTGCTGGTCCAACATAAACTGGTACATTTAGTTTTTCAAGAGCAGTTAAGATTGCTTTGATCTCTTCTCGGAAAGGATCAAAACTAGCATCTTCAAGTAGTTTTGATTGTGGTGTAAGTTGTTCTACTCCTTCTGTGCATTCTAACAGGATCATACATCCCATTGCTGCTAAACTATATGGAGAAACTGTCGGTTGTTTCTTCATCACTGATTCTGCTTTCACTGAAGTCATCGTGAGAAATAATACACTGCTCAACGTTAGAAGTTTCTTCAGCATCTTCTAGTGTCTCCAAGTATGCTTGTCTTAATATGTAGAAAATAATGTACCCTACACCGATTAATCCTAATACAAGAAGTAATATTACACTCCAAACTGGTGATCCTGTCATTTTTCTCTGTGTATATATGCTATTCCAATAATCGGAAACATCACTAGAGCATAACAAAGAAATCCTAGAAATATTTTATTGTTTAGTAGGGTTTCAACAATACTAACCATTTTGTTTTCCTTAGTTAGAATACTCATCAATAATATCTAATATTCTGTTTAATGTTACATTAGCAGAATTTCTTTCAAAATCATTCCATTCTGGATGAAATGATTTTTCTACAATAAGTTGATGCTTTAATCTTAAAACCTTTGCTTGAATGTCAATCTTATGTAAAGAACCCCTGGGCATAAAAAAACTCCACTCAAAGATATTTACTCATGAGTGGAGTTTGATTTTTTTGTTTGTTAGGATAATAAGACTTACTTCACAAAATTATTTCTAAGATATTTAAGTACGGTATCAGGATCACTGACTTCATATGGATCAGTTGGACAGTTTCCAACTTTTCCTGGCTCTTCAAACATTATCTCAATAACACCATCATTAACAACAGCAGAATAGCGCCAAGAGCGCCAACCGAAACCAAGATTAGATTTTTCCACAAGTTGATTAATAGAACTAGTGAACTTGGCATTTCCATCTGGAATAAGTTTTACATTTTCAATGTTAAGTTCTTTAGACCAAGCATTCATGACAAATGCATCATTAACAGAGATACAATAAACTTCATCAATACCTAAATCTTTGAACTCCTGATATTTTTCATCGTAACCAGGAAGTTGATAAGTAGAGCAGGTGGGAGTAAAAGCACCAGGAAGAGAGAATAATACAACTCTTTTACCACCAAAAAGTTCTGCAGAAGAACGAGTTACAAACTCTCCGTTCTCACGAAAAATAAAATCAATAGCAGGAACTCTAATCATTTTTTACCTCACCAAATACCAGGAATAATTTGTCCAGTAAAGGCATAACTGCCCATGGCAGCAACAATACCGATCATTGCTGCCCAACCATTAATACGTTCTGCTTTTTCGTTCATTGTTTTTCTCCTTGATAAGGGTGATGTTGTTTAAGTTCAGGGTTTGGTTGTGAAGGAATAACAGGATTCCTTGATTTGTTTTTGATTACAATAAATGCATCGTTCTGATACGATACAGTTCCAAAAGGTTTTGCCCATTTAGGATTTGCATCTGGGTGAGTAGCAGTTCCTGTGACTGCTACTCCACCAATCTCAACAGATAGTTCATCATCACGATCCCATCCAAGTTTTTCAAGGGCAATTGCAAACTGCCCTAGCATACCAGCACTATTACTCATAACAGTTTCTTCTGGTTCAAGATTTCCAATCACAGGTTCTCTTCCTGTTCAGTAAGGATTACACAATCACTAGTAGGATATGCAGTGCAGGTCAAGATAAATCCATCTGCAACTTGATCATCATCTAAGAAAGTTTGGTCCTCATTATCCACAGTTCCTTCGATTAGTTTACCAGCACAAGAACTACAAGCACCAGCACGACAGGAATAAGGAAGGTCAACACCAGCTTCTTCAGCAGCGTCGAGAATATATTGATCCGAAGCACATTCGATAGTTTGTTCGGATCCATCAGGGGAGCGAAGAGTAACGTTAAATGTCATTTCAATAAGTTTCTGAAAGTTGATCAACAGCATAACCCAAGATCACAAAAAATGCAACCGTGGTGATTGTCCAAAGTGCTTCAGTCATCAGAAGATACCGAAGTAGAGGTTACCAGTGAGAGCATAAGAAATGAACCCAGCAACAACACCGACCATAGCCCAGCGTCCATTAGTCCTCTCCTTTACTTCATTTGGAGTTAGCATTCCATAGTTTTCGTAGTACATAGTGGGTTCTTTTGCCCACATATTTTGCTGTCCACGATCATTAGTAGTTACAGTCATTGTAGTTTTGTAAAGAACTGTTACAACAGTATATAGCAAACTTAAAGAAAAAACAAGGGGGGAAACCCACCCTTGTTAGAGAATGATGACAATAATAAGTATTAATACTTACTAAATCGATCAGAATGTGAACTTGGTCTGGATTACACCACCCCAGTTGTCAGATGCATTTTGGAATGCCTGATTGTTAGTGACATACAGCAGAGCAGGAGTGATGCTGATGTTGTCACTCACGCGATACTTGTAGAAGATCTCAAGCATTTGTGCCTTCTCAGAGAGACCAGAAGCATTACCAGGTTGACCATAAGCAACACCAGCACTGTTACCCTTAGCAAACACATCGCTCCACTGAAGACCAGCAAACCAAGTTTGGTTATTGGTAGCAGCATTAGGAGTTGTAGGACCACTCACAGTGTTCCAACCATAAGCACCACTCACGGAAGGAATGATACCAGAGGTCTTGGGTTGCCAATAAGCATTCAGAGCATAACCATTGGAGGTCTGGTTAGAAGCAAGAGTGCCACCATTGCCAGCAACACCATTAAAGGTGCGGACACGAGTGCCAGCAGTACCATAACGATAACCGAAGGCAGCACCCCACTGAGGAGCACGATAACCAAGTTGTGCAAGAACGTTCAGAGCACCTGCTTCATTGAAGACACCAGTAGAAGAATCAGCACCGTTCTGAGCAACATAGTTCAGACCAGCAACAATACCATTCTTACCAGCGTACTGAGCACCGAAACCAGCACCAGTTGCCTTGTTATAGACACCAGGAGCACCGCCAACAGTAAAGAAGTCAAGAACTTCAGAACGATAGGCAGAAGGAATCCAAGCCATCTCAGTGTTACGAACCAGAGGTCCAGCAGTCAGAGTTACACCCTTAACAAGTCCAGGGGTCTGGTAATATAGTCGGTCAAGAGTAACGGCATTTGCGGTACTCTCTGCTTTGTCAAGTTTGAACAGTGAAGATGAAGAACCAAAAGGTTGACTGGAGAAGTTACCCGAACGCAGACGAGTGCGGAGCAGATCTTTACCAGTGAATGATGTATCAAAGTTCAGGCGAAGATCATAGTTGAATGCAGTATTACCAACGTTAGTTCCATTAGTAAGTTTTGCACCAGGAACACCACCAAGAACAAAGTTTGCTTCGCCCTTAAGTTTAGTGGTGGTAGAGAACTGAGTTGCTTCCAGAGCACCAACTTTGGTTTCCAGATTAGCAACTTTACCCTGAATAATGGTTAGTTCATCACGGAACTCATTAGCAAGACGTTGAAGTTCATCAGTGTTTTCAGTTACACGATCCAGACATGCATTGAGCAGTGCTGCTGCTTCATAACGGGTCATTGCACGACCACCACCAAAAGTACCATTAGGGTAACCAGCGACACAACCATAACGATTTACGAGGTTGTTAAGTGCTTGATAAGCCCAATCGGTAGGTTGGACATCAGACAGTTGGGTAATGCTTGTAACTTGTTCAGCGGAAGCATATTGGTTGACTGCTGCCATATTAAGATCTGCCGCATTCGCAGCAACAGGAGCAACCATTCCCAAAGCAACAGGTGCAAGCATCAGTTGTTTGATTTTCATAAAGGTTTGTTTTTTAGTACTAAACGACATACTGAGTTTCCGTGCAAATAGTTGCGGCACGGACACGTCAGGGTATTTATTTTAACAGTCTCTTTAGATTCTGTCAAGTGTCTGGGGCATCAAGAGCATGAGTTTCCCAGGTCAGCAGGGAATCGGGATCAACTTTGTTAGATTCGTTTGACCACCATCCATAAAGTGCTTCTCTAGGACCACGATGAAAAATATCAACATGCTCTGGATGGATAGATGATCCCATTTCCAACTTATAAAGAAGCAGAGGGATTGCAAATGAACGACCTGCATTGTAGATCAAGTCATCTGCAACTGGACGAGGACGAACTCCATTATCCAGTTTATATTTTTCGCCACGAACATGAAACTTAATTAGTTTAGATGCATGATGACGAGTGATAACATAGCAAGCAGTTGAAAAATCATCAATATATCGAGGATGAATATTTGCAACTAACTTGCGAGGATTAATAACTGCGAGTTGAATCACATCAAAATCATATGGTGTTTTTGCCATGAAGGTTCTCCAGTCCCATGGCCAAAAGCGAACTGTTTCCAAATCACAATCATCTTCCATAATGATTGCATATGGAGCATCAGTTTCATAATAAAAATGTTTGATTGCTTTCAGATGAGATGTAACACATCCAATCTCACCTGAAGAAATATTTGGGTATTGCCCATATATGATGTCACTCAGATCATCATTTCTACCATCATATGCAGAGATCTTCGTATAATCCTTAATCTCCCAGTAGTCAAACTGGTCTTGCATATACTGTAGACGCTCTGGTTGACCATCTAGATTGATCAAATATAAAGGTCCAAACCCCTCAAGTTTGTACGCTGATTTATTTTTATCTCTTAATGTAGCAGTCATCAGTCTCCAGGAATCACGCGGTTACTATCTTCATCAAAGTGTTGTGTTGAGAACTCAAAGAGTTCAGAGTCTTCTAAGGCAAGCATTTGATGCCTTAGACCAATAGGAATATAAAAGGTATCTCCAGGAGATAAAATAACCTCCTCAGCGGAGTCCCTATCATCACTCCCTGAGAACTTTAGCAGAATCTTTCCAGATTGTAAATAAAAAGTTTCATCTTTTACTTTATGGTAATGCCATGAGCATCTTTTACCTTCTTTAATGAAGAGAAGTTTTCCACAATACTCTTCTTTATTTACAATCCAAACTTCATGCCCCCAACCCTTAGGGACAATCTTTGAAGAACTCTTTGTCGTTAATAGCTTTGTCATCGATATAAAAATCAGCCGATGGTTTTCCTAAAATCAGATCATGAAACTTACAACCCCAAGAAACAAGTTGGTTGTAAGTAATATCATAAAAGTCTCTTTGTGCCAGAATCCTAGAATCCTTGTGTCTACCCATTCCTCTAGCAGTAAAATATTTAATGATATGTCCTTGATCGTACAGTCTATTTATTTCTGCGATTCGATCTAGTTTTGGAATACTACTTTCGTAGTTACCATCTTCTCTGCAGACATCTTTATCACAAATTGTTCCGTCAATGTCTACGCAATAAGTTAACGTCATCCTTAGTCAAAACGTAAGTTCCAGGTTGTTGAACTGCAATACCAGCTGCCTTATTGGCATATGGGATTGCTTCTTCTATTCTACCATACAACAAATAAAAGTAAACAAGAGCTGCCATGAAGGTATCTCCAGCGCCTACAACATCATGTACATTAACTTTCTCTGCTGGGAATAGTTGTCCAGCAAACTCAGCACCACTAGATCCTCGTGTGACAATCACGTTTTGATGATAATGAGATAACTTTTTAAACTCTCCCTCATTAACTTTAATAATACAGTTATATCTTGGGAGTTCTGTTTTTTTGCTATCAATAAAGACTGGACACTTTGCAGTTTGAACAATATCAAAAAGTTTACCTTGAGTTAGATAACCTTTATTATAATCAGATATTACAATAATATCATAGTTTCTATAATCGTTTTTGTCGTATGGAGCAACATTAACTTCTCTATCAACTCTTAGAATCTGTTGGTTTGATTTTTCATCAACATATCTTGTTTTGTATACAACTTCTTCATTAGTATGAATAGTTACATTCAATCCAAACGCAGTAAGATTATTAAAAACGTTCCACGCCATTCCACCTTTTGATTCTGTCCTGACATACGACATCACAGGAACTGGTGCTTCAGGATTTAGACGAGTACAGTTTCCATAGACATACTCATCTATACAACCATCACCGATCAGCAATACTTTGCAAGACTCTGGTGGTTGAGTAGTTTCCGACCCTGTTGAAAAATTTAACTTCTTTGGCATACTTTTCTCCTACAACTTCTCGCCCTCTCCAATCACCACCAATCAAAAGTGTGTCGGGAGCGTATAGTTCAATCAACTGCTCCAGTTCCTCTCTTGTATTAAAAATCAGAACCAAATCTATGTATCTTATAGATTCTAGCATAGATTTACGAAAATGTTGATTGTTGATAGGTCTGGTTGAACCTTTATCTTTTTTTACCTTCTCATCACTATCAATAGCAACTATTAGTTTGTCACCCAGAGATCTTCCTACTTTAAACAACTCAATGTGCCCAGGATGAAGAATATCAAAACATCCATTAGTGAATATAGTTTTTGACATATTCCTCCACCGTAGTAAAGTTATAGTTTTCTAGATAGTTCATCTTAGCACAAGTGTAATACTGATACTTACCTTTAAGATGATCAGGGAAAGGAATATATTCTATCTCTCCACCCAGTCTATCAATGATTACATCTGCTACATGCTGAAAAGAAACAGGTTTTGCTGTACCTAAATCATAAATGCCAGTTGGCAACTCACTGTTTAAAACAATATCTACAAGATCTTTAACATAAACAAAGTCTCTTTCCACCCTATCAGATCCTTCAAATAGTCTGATCTTTCCAGTATTTTTAACATCGTTAACAAACTTACTTACAGGACTCGATTGATTTTGCTTAACCTTATGAGTTTCATGATCACCGAAAACATTAAAGTATCGAAACCCTTGAATCGATTTAAATTTACTAGCATTTTGTTGAACCCAATAATCGATTTGCAACTTTGAGATTGCATAATAGTTTAATGGATTCATTATAGAAGTAAGTGTATTTCCATAAACAGATGCTGAAGAAGCATATTTAACTGGAATCTGATATTCTATTGCTTTCTCAAATAACTTTAGAGTGAAGTCTACATTATACTTGTGTATTTTATTAATATCTGTTTCTACTGTGCTAGAAATTGCACCTTGATGGAGGATGAGTTTTACCTTATCCCAGTCTTTATATTCTCTAAGAAATGGATATGCTCCATCCATTTCAACTCTATAAACATTCTCTAGGTCAAGTGATTCACAAAAGTTTTTACCAATAAACCCATTATATCCAGTGAGTATGATCATGGTGTATATGTTGCGTATTGAATGTTATCAAAGATAAAAATACCTTTGTTGATGTGATACTGATAATCATCCTCTGGCATAATACAATAACTTTGCAAGTCTGGATTGTATTGATTTTTGATTGCAGAACTCAAATGACTTTGACCACTATGCACAGATATTAATCCAAAAGCAGATGATATTGCATCAGTATATGCAAAAATATTTACAATAGGAATCTTACCGTCAACTGGAACAGGGTAAGTTACATGCTTTCCATCATGAGCAATATCGATTCCTTTTCTTGAGTTAATCTCATTTTGAAACTCAACTTTTGCAAACACTTTTTCAGGGTGTTCTTTTCTAATATCATCATAAACTTTCAGAAGTTTTTCATGATTATAGTCTCTTGTAATAGTAGAAATATCAACAAGGATTACATCTTTCAAATCAACTTTATTTGGTTCATAATATATCTTAGGATACTTACTTACTGGATGTAATCCATGGAGTTGTTCCCAACTTGCAATAGAGTTGCCAGCAACATTCTCAAATTTAATCTCTGGAATATCACCAGCATTCCAGTGACCACCTTTGATACCTTTAATAAATGGATTAGTTCCCCATACAAGTTGTGCAATCTCTGGATTACGAAAAAAAGCACGGTCCCACACATATGTGTCTCGACCCTGCTGTATTGCAAACTGTTCTGGCAAAGTAGAGAACTGGAGATTATCTCCCAGTCCTCCATGATAAGCTGCAATCAAAACATCGCTCATATGTATTGTTCCCAATCAATCGTAGGTGAATGAAGAAGATCGCAGTGAGTAGAGTATCCTGGCATTGGAGTAATAAGTCTACGTCCCATACTCCCAAGATGACAAAACTTAGCATGATCCATTGAAATACCATCTGGAGATGCATCACTGAAATGTTTATGAATACCATAATCTTGTTTCAAAGTTCCTAACTTAGCAGCATAAGTGTTGCAAGTAGAAGGAACAGTTCTCCAGTGAACAGAATCACTAACCATCACTTTTGATACAAGGTCATCATAACCTTTATCAATATATTTGTCCAGATGATCATACAATGAGACATAATTTGTTGGAAGAGTGAACCCTTCTAAAAGAATCTCACACCAACCAGGACGATGGAGATAATCATCTTCAAGAAAATAAATGATAGTATCATCAGGAGCATCAAGTCCAACTGCAATATCTACCGTCTTAGAAAAACTTCCTGCCTCATACCCATAGTTAATAATCTCTACATTAGGTTCATTTGCAAGAAATGTTTCATTGATTGATCCATACTTCTCATCATAAATGATTTTATAGTCAGCCAACTCTGGATTGATCGTTTTTTTAAAGTTCTCAAAGACTTTAATCTTATCAAACCAATCTGGCCTTTTCCTATTTGCAAGAGCAGTGTTAGGTGAATAGAAACACTGTCGCATCAATACTTGAATCTTTTTCATAGATTTGTTCTAATTTTTTGATTATAACTCCAAGAAGAGGAGAGTAGTTCTGAGTTTACACCCATTTCATTCAGGGTATGTATAAGAGCGTTAATATCTTTTGGAAAGCAATATCCGCCATATCCAAGTTTACCATCTGGACCAGGAACATTAGTATGATATTTACCAATCCTTACATCATCAGTTATAGCGTTTCTAACTGTATCATAGTCCATACCAAGTTTCTCACACGTTTCAAAAACATTGTTAAAGTAAGATATTTTTACAGACAAATAACAGTTTGAAAAATACTTAATAGTCTCAGATTCATCTGAAGAAACAACGTAATAAGAAGACGTTATCCACTCTGGGAATACTTCAAATAAGAAATCAATAAGTTCTTTGCAATCATCTTGCTGACCACCGAAAACATTTCTATCACAGTTTAGAAAATCACTCTTTGCGTTAACAGCAGTAAGAAACTCTGGATTATGTACGATTCTTAAATCAGGTCTACTTTTAGATATATTCTTTGTTGTCCCAATAGGAACAGTAGACTTAAGAACAAACAATCCTTTTTGATTTTTAGGAACCCCTTCAAAAAAAGTAGTAACATAAGAAATATCACACTTACCATCTTTCATCATTGGAGTTGGTAAGCAAACAAAAATAAAGTCTGATGATATCACATCATCATAAGAATCTACAGTTTTCTCAGGAAGAACATCAAAAACTTTTACTGCTGCATCTCGTTCTTTAAAGTTTTCGTAGATTGCATTACCTACAAATCCATTACCAATAACTCCTACTGTTTTCATTACTTCCAATAATCATAAATGTCTTTTGTGATTTCATAAGGCATATCTTTAACCTTACGATTAGGTTGCTTCATTGCCCATACAAACATTTCTTCAATCAGTTCTTGAAGATTAGTGTTGTCCTGGAATCCAAGAAGTGTCTTCGCTTTTGTGTGATCACAGTAAGCATGTTTTGCCTCATGTCGTGCCTCTCCGTATTCAATGGGCACATGATACCCATACTTTGCTCCAATCGCTTGTACAGTCTCTGCGACCTCGTTTAGAGTGAAATATTTGTCTGCACCAATATTAAATGTTTCTCCGTCATACCCCGTCAACAAGCGATCAAATGGTTCCATATAATATTTGATATCAGAGAACGCACGAGTCTGCTCTCCATCACCATAAACAAGAATAGGTTGACCATTCAAAGTCTTACGGATAAAAATACCAATAACATTTCTGTAACGATCCCAGATATTCTGATACTTACCAAGAACATTATGAGGTCTAATAATATTGTACCTTAAACCAAACTGCTTTCTAGCAAGTTCTAAGTCAACTTCTACACCATACTTCGCTACTCCATAGGGGTCAATAGGTCTAGGAGTCATCTGTTCAGTGAATGGTGGTTCTTGATCACCATAAACTGCCATCGTAGATGTAAAAATAATTTTTACATCATGAGTGATACACTCATTGATTAAGTTAGCAGAACATACAAGATTGTTTCTATAGTTGTAGTTGCGAATAAAAGGAGAAAGACCCTCTGCAGCATAAGCAGCAAAATGAACACAAACATCTGGTTTGTGTTCTTCAAATAACTCTACAATCTTTTTTCTGTTTTCAATATTCAGTTTCACAAACTTAAAGTTTTCTCCTTTAGGAACAAAAGCTTTGTACCCACCAGAAAGATTATCAATACCAATTATATGATGTCCTCGATCAATCAGATGTCGTGAGTAGTTTGATCCAAGTAGACCTGCACATCCCGTTACAAAGATTTTCATTGATACTTCACTCCCATGAGTAAATGTTTGTTTGCAAACTGACTTCCATGCCACCCAAAATGCTTATTAGGATCAAACTCAATGTACTGATCCCAATGATTTCCATCATATTCAAAACATGGATTTTCATATGCAAACTTTACAGCAAGTTCAAATGGGGCAAACTTAATACCATATTCGATTGCCTCATCATACTTACGAGTGCATAAAAAAGTATCTTCACCAAGAGGACCAGTTTCATCAAACTGATTTGCAAACTCTAGAAACTTACGACTACGCAAAGAAAAACCACCATTACCTACGCGATTCTTAGGAAGATTTTTCCTTAGATATGGTTGTTGTTCTGCAAGTTGTAGTTGAATCCAACTTTCTTCTGTTGGCCAAGGTGCTCCGATATAATCATAGTTCAAAAACTCATCATCCCAAAGATTTGGATTGATAATATATCCATCTTCTTGAACTACCAGAACATAATCATTATCAGTATGTTGAATCAGATTCAGAATCTGATCATTATATCCATGCCAATCTAGTTTCTCTTCAAGTTGATGAAGTTCAATATTGTAATACTCTGTTGGTTCAATATGAGAAACTAAAATAGACTTACCAAAGTTAAAAAACTTTTGACAATGATTAAGTGCAGCAACAGATGCTTGTGGATTTACACAGTTGATTGAGATCAAATCAATATTCAATAAATCTTTTTTCATGGTAGATATCTATCCTCGTTTTCGTACTTTAAATCTAACAGATCTTTGTGCCTAGAATAAAAGATTTTAGCATTCTTTTGATTAGATCTCAAGAGCCATGCTGCTGGACCACCATCAACACGAGTCCCACCCCATTCATCTTTTGTTTCAAAATCAATCCAATAGCATCCACAAACTTTTCCAAGTTCTTTGTGCATCCTATACATCAGATCATGATCATCCATATCTTGTGGGGAAAACTCTTCATCAAGATAGTTCAGTTTCTTCAGATCTTCATGATTAATCATGAGAGGACCTCTGTTTACACTTGCCCTTACTGCAAATACATCTCTAGAAATCTTTCCCCTCTCAGCATGATCTGTATGGATTACAATATCAGACCAACAGTTATCAAGATGTTCTTCCATATGAACATGAACACTGTAAGGATTGATTACCCAGTTATGAGCAGTTCGTGAGGTAACTGCAAATACATCGTCGAATGCATCAAATGGTTTTTGCATCCTTTTGTTCCATCCTTGTTCTCTGATAATCATATCATCTTGAACAATAATAACATATTCTCCTTGTGCTGTTTTAAGACCAACGTTGTTTGCTTTTGTCTCAAAAACATCTGGGGTTGTAATGATAGTATGTTTAATGGGTTTTCCGTAAAAATAATCCTCTACAATATTAAAAGATTTATCGGTACATCCATCAAGTACAACGATCAACTCATAATCACCTTCAGTAAATTTTACAATACCATCAAGGACTTGTTGGATTAACCACTCTTTATTATGAACTGTCAGAATGATACTATGCACTTGCAACCTCCGTCAGTTCTTTTTCCATCTGCTTCAGGAACAAATCAATAGGACGATTCAGAGTAAACCCGTTTTCACGATTGCGCTCATACCAATAATCATAGTTGCATTCAATATATCCACGGATCTCTTGTCCAACAACAGAGAGTTCATGTTTTACAGCAAGGTTAGTAAGAATGCTTTGATCTCTACGATGCTCTTGGAATCCATCAAAGTTTTCTTGTCCAGATACATTGGGATCATCGGTTAAAATCCGACGATCTGTGCAATATTCTAACCACTCTTTCACAACTTGCTTTGACTTTTCACATACTCTCCAGAAACAAACTCCTGCTTCTAACTGAGTAACATCCCAATAATCTTCAGTATCACAATCCATGTAAACAAAGCAGTCTCTCTTTGTCCAGTTCTTATTGGGAAATCCACCAAGAAGAAGAAGACATTCATCTTCTCCCATCATCATTTGAACTGCCTCTAAAAGTTGAGGATGGAACATATCATTTGTATCACAATACATGATAAGATCCCCATCATCCAACTTATTCATGGTCTCAAGAATGATGTAAGGTTTCCATAGAAAGTATCCCTTACCAATACTTTCTTTAAAGATATCTTCATTCTCTGTATAGAAATCAGTTTTCTGAATATCTTCCCAAGTGTAGGGATGCAGATTCATCTTACACCTTTGTTTAGCATAACCACCAAGAAGATTCTGGCGATCATAAAAGTTTTTATCTGCAAATGTTACTAGATTCCAAGACATAATCCACGCTCCTTCACGTAATCTTGATTTTTATAATACTCTAAGAGTTGTTCTTTTGACAAGGTTTTTAAATATTCCCACAACTCAAAGTTGTGCTTCATATGTGGGTTATTGAACCATGAGTTGGGTGTTCTCTTGTGCTCAAAATGATAAGCATAGTTATCAACTCTTTGAATATTGTATCCAAGAGTTTGCCAACGATGATGACGTTCAAGATCTTCTGGAGCATAAGCAATAAAACCTTCATTCTCCAGTCCACCACTTAAGTATGCGTCTTTCTTGAAGAACTGGCACATACCGTACTCTGCCCATCCTTCACCTTGTTGATGAGGGTAATAAAAATACTTGCCATCAAGTGCTCTTTCATCAAATCCAGATTCGATATAAAGTTTTATTTCTGGGTGCCGTTCAAAATTCTGAATAGCAATCTCATGCTCAAAGTTAGTTTCCAACTTTACCTTTCTTTCTCCACGCTCACCAAAACGATATGGATAAACAACATCACATGTCTTAAGTTTTTCTACCGCATCAAGATAACTTGAAACTGGAAGTACAATATCAGTATCATAGTTAACTACGATTTCTGTATCTGCCATCATCACCATGTCGTTTAAGACTTTTGTGCGATGAAAAGCATCATCATTCCGACTGTGCTTTTCAAAAACATATTGCAATCCACTTAGATCAGGAACAATACGTTTAAGAACTGGCAGTGCCCATTCTTGGAACACAGGTTCATCATCAACTTCTTTGATAATCACATGAGTATCAAATGTATTGAGAAGAAAAGCAGTTGTTAGGATTACGTTCCGCAGACGATCATCTGTTTCAATCTGAAGGGGAACAATAAATGTTACGTTTTTTAAATCATGTTTCATAATACTATCCAGGTTTCAGGGAACAAGTCCTTGATATCGTGATGTTGATTATTTGGTCCAAACCATACTGATGGTGCTACAACTTTTTTATCGTTATTTCTACACAACCATGCACCCCACCAACTAAAGGTGCTATTAGCAATAATAAAATCTTTACATTGACTCATCAAATAAAGATCATGATATGGACTATTCGTTTCACAAACTAAGAAACGATCACTCTCAAATAAGTCTTGCTCCTTACACCACTTTGTATCATCAGAAAATATGACTACTTGCCGATCTTCATCAAATTCTTGTAGTGCCTTTGCATACCAATCAAGAGAAAGGTTATGGTGATTACCACTATTTCGTAAAAAATCACCTCTACGTATATGTAGGGCTACAGAACCATCGCATAGTTCTAGAACTTCTTCACACTCTTTGATGATATTTTCTTTGAAAGAAAAATCCTCAAGAATCTCATCTCTGATATGCAAGAAGTATTTTTCTGTTTGAAAATATCCTGCAATACTTACCTCATCTGGACACTGATCAAACAACTCTTGATCAAAGTTAAAAAATCTCTCCTGGAGAATTTGTCCAGAAGAGGTTACTCCTTTGTTCTTAAGGTAAGGTAGATTAAAGGGAGCATAGAGTTCAATACGAAGTCTATTACCCAAGAAATCGACGATTAACTCATCATGATCTGGAATACCAAAGTCATACCCCTTATGCTTTGCAATGCCTCTTAGAGAGGCATACTGGAACATCTGATTGCCCAGTTGCCCCATCTTACCAAGATAGTCAAGATAAATCATATTGGTTTTCTAATCCATTCAGAAGGTACAAGATCTGAGATGTCTTGAATATTTGCCGCATCTCCAAACCAACGATCAGGTGCAACAACTTTCTTATTTGGATTGTTGTTTAACCATGCACCCCACCAAGAAAATGAAGAGTTGGCAGTAATATTATGACTACAGAGAGTCATTAAACACAAGTCTGTATTTGGAACAAGTGAATGACGCATCTGACCATCAGCATCTTTATGTAGATGATTATAACGCTCTTCATTTTGAGAAAGCAAGAACCTATCACTTGAGAAGATTTCTTGCTGACCACACCACTCAATATCGTCAGAGAAAACAAGAACTGGCATGTCTTCAGGAAACTCCTCAAGAGCAGCAGCATAATAGTCAAGAGAACATACTGGATGATAGTTCTGCAGATTTACATAGTCTGTTCTACGAACATGAAGAGCAATACACTCACCAACATCTTTGATCATCTCTTTACATGGTTCAAGAATCTCATCTTTAAAAGTAAAGTCTGAGCGAATCAGATCTTCTACATTCTTAAACCACTTTTCACTTTGAAAGTAATCATCAAGATTACAATCGTCAGGACATTCATTAAAGAAATCCTCATAGAATCTAAACTCAGGAAGTTTATATGAAGGAAACTTATGAGGAACAAACCCAAAGTTTTCTTGCTTCACACTCTCCATTTTGAAGCAATCAAACAAACCATAGTTTGCTTCATACTTATCATCTGGAGGAGGAATCACAAAGTCGTATCCACGGTGAGATGCAATGCCGCGAAGTGCAGCATATTGAAACATCTGATTACCAAGTCTACCGTTTGATCCAAGTCGGTTATAACCAATCGTCATTTTGCACCTTTCAGTTTGATTTGTTCACAAATCCATTCATATGTCTTACGAATACCTTCTTCAAGAGTCTGAGAATAATCCCAACCCAGTTTTTCACGAATCAAATCATTATTAGAGTTTCGACCACGAACTCCCAGGGGAGCATCAAGTTTGTATTGCTTCTGTACTACCTTACCAGATACTTTTGCAGCAGTTTCAACAAGTTGATTGATTGTTACCATTTCTTCAGAACCAATGTTGATTGGTCCAATAAAATCGGAGTCCATCAAACGACGAGTTGCTTCAACACACTCTTCGACATAAAGGAAGGAACGTGTTTGAAGACCATCTCCCCACACTTCAATAGCACCACCTAGTTCTGGAAGATATGCTACCTTGCGACAGATTGCAGCTGGAGACTTTTCTCTTCCTCCTTCCCAGGTTCCTTCTGGACCGAAAATATTGTGGTAACGAGCAACCCTAACTGGAATGTCATGATTACGATGATAGGCAAAATACAGTCTTTCTGAAAAAAGTTTTTCCCATCCATACTCAGAGTCTGGAGCAGCAGGATAAGCCGATTCTTCACTACAGTTAGGATTTTCTGGATCAAGTTGATTATACTCAGGATAAATGCAGGCAGAAGAAGAATAGAAAATCTTAGTTTTGTTTACCTGTTTGGCATCATTCAGTCTACGTTGAACTTCAAGAACATTCAGGTTAATCTGTGACGAGTTGTGCATGATTTCCGCATCATTTTCTCCAGTAAAGACGAATCCTGCTCCACCCATATCAGCAGCAAACTGATAGATTTCATCAAAGGTATCAATATGTTTACTAGGAACAAAGTTATAGAAATTATTATAAGGACCTTTATATTGAAGTACCTTTTCTACAAATGCATATTCACAAAGATCACCAACAATAAACTCATGTGCTGCTGTTGCTGAATATTCAGGTCGCTTCAAATCAACACCACGAACCCAGTATCCTTCAGATACCAGACGCTTTACCATATGACTTCCAATAAATCCACCAGCACCAAGAACAAGTGCTGTCTTTTTAAACTCAGACATTCTTTAACGAATCACTAGCGATATTTATTATCGCACAAAAAAAGGGGTTTTGCAACCCCTGTAGTATTAACCGTAATGTGATAGAAAGTATTCGTAAGTTGATTTGATTCCATCCTCAAGAGATATTTTAGGTTCCCATCCAAGAGATTTAATCTTATCAACATTTAATACTTTACGTGGTGTACCATTTGGTTTAGTAAAGTCCCATTGAATATCTCGATCATAACCAACAACACCAGCAATAATATTTGCAAGTTCCCAAATCTTAACATCCTCACCTGTGCCAACATTGATATGTCCTGCTTCATCATACTTTTGCATACAAACATAACATGCTTCTGCAAGATCATCGACGTGTAAAAACTCACGCATCGCAGAACCATCTCCCCACAGCAATGGAACATTACCATTCTTTAACGCATCATGAAACTTTGCAATCAATGCAGGAAGAACATGAGATGTTTTTAAATCAAAGTTATCATTAGGACCATAAAGATTTGTAGGCATCAAAGAGATTGCATTAAATCCATACTGCTCTTTATATGCTTGGCACATCTTTACACCTGTGATCTTAGCAATCGCATAGGCATCATTTGTGGGTTCTAACGGACCAGTCATCAGTTGGTCTTCTGTGATTGGTTGAGTTGCAAACTTAGGATAAATGCAGGAAGAACCGAGAAAGAGAAGTTTTTTGACGCCAAAGTTATAAGACTGTTGAATAAGATTAGTTTGAATCTGTAAGTTCTCAGTCAGAAACTCTGCCTTATAGTTATTGTTTGCCATAATACCACCGACCTTGGCAGCAGCAACAAAAACATATTCAGGTTCTTCTGAACAAAAATATCTTTCAGTTTCATCTTGATTTGTAAAGTCAACATCATCACGAGTACCTTTGATAATGTTAGTGTATCCTTTACTCTTAAGATTTCTCACGATTGCTGACCCAACCATTCCGTTGGCACCAGCAATCAAAATTCTAGAATCCTTTTTCATTTTTACACATATCCTCTACGAGTTGATCAAAAGATGTCTTAGGATACCATCCAAGTTTTGTTCTTGCTTTTGTAGAATCTCCAAGAAGAGTATCCACTTCAGCAGGACGAAAATACTTATCACTCACTCTTACAATAGTCTTACCAGTCTTAACATCTACACCAATCTCATTAAGTCCATCACCTTCCCATTGAATATTCATATTAAAGTATGGAGCACACTTTTCCACAAACTCACGAACAGAATGCTGTTCATTTGTAGAAACAACATAATCATCCGCATCTTCCTGTTGTAGCATCAACCACATTGCTTCAACAAAATCTTTAGCATGTCCCCAATCTCTAAGAGCATTTAAGTTACCCAAGTAAAGTGTGTCCCATTTACCCTCTGAGATATTTTTAAGTGCAATCGTAATCTTACGAGTAACAAAAGTCTCACCTCTTCTTGGAGATTCGTGATTGAACAAAATACCAGAACCAGCGTACATATTGTACGACTCACGATAGTTTTTAGTAATCCAATATCCATATACTTTTGCACAACCATAAGGTGAGCGTGGATAAAATGGAGTTGTTTCTTTTTGAGGTATTTCTTGAACTTTACCAAACATCTCAGAAGTAGATGCCTGATAGATTCTTGTTTTCTTTTCTATTCCTAGAAGACGAACTGCTTCAAGAATACGAAGAGTTCCAAGACCATCTACCATACCAGTATATTCTGGTAACTCAAAAGACACCTTTACATGACTTTGAGCACCAAGATTATAGATCTCATCAGGTTGAACCTTTTGAATCACACCAATCACATTGGTAGAGTCAGTCAAATCCCCATAATGAAGTTTAATTTGTTTGTAAATATGATCAATCCTATCGGTATTAATAAGTGAAGACCGTCGTACAATACCATGAACTTCATATCCTTTCTCTAAGAGAAGTTCTGCAAGGTATGAACCGTCTTGACCTGTAATACCAGTAATCAGTGCAACTTTCATACTACTATTCAACTTATGTTAGTATAACAAAAAAGGATGGTTTATGCAACCACCCTGATTAGGGACATGCCCGCCACTTAGTTTTATTCAGATGGAACTAAGAAACCAACTCACACAGAAGGGGTTTTATTTTTATACCCCCATGTCTCTGTCAAAGTATGACAGTTCGGACACAAAAATCTTAAGTTTTCTTTTCTATTATCTTTATTATTTCCATTTATGTGATCTACTTGAAGTGTTAGAGAGTTTCCCATCCAACTATTAATATCACAAGAGGAACATTTGTATTCGACTCCACTATCAATAAGACGTTTTTTTAAACTTCTTGTATCATGATATTTACCATTTACAAATACATCAGTATCAGATTTACGGGTTGTGGTGCCAACACGACGGAATACGTGCGGGTATTCCTCAAATTTGATACCTTGCTTTTGTAAATAGTTTTTTGCTGATCTATAAGTAGCAGAAGATTTGTTAGTGTAACCAACCTTCTGGCAGAACTCCCAAAATGTAAATGATTGAGACAGCAAAAAACGGAGTTGCTCAACAGAATAACGAGAAAGATACAAAGATTTAGACATGGTAAGAAGAAGTTTTATAGTATATATAACACTTACAACTTACGAAAGGGGTAGTTTAGATCCACCACTTGCCCTTTGACCAGAGGCAAGAAACTGGACACAGGAGATCCATGACGCACCACCATTTCTTTGACTGGAAAATGGAAACCAGGCGGGAGAGATTCCCATCCGCACCACCAATCCTTTGAAGAGAGATTGGAAACTCTATGGGTGAAGGGGGGTTCCCGACCAGGGCACGTTTAACGTCAGTCCGAGACGGGCATTTTGGGGTGACTCCACCACCTGTTTTATTTTAAAACAGGAAATCAGAATGACATTTTTCTTGCCAATCTATCCATTAGATCTTCAACTTTTGCCTCAAGAGCAGCAAGTCTATCTACATCTACACTACCACCTCCATTACATGGAGTATGTGTTTGAGATTCAAGTGCTTGAAGACGAAGTTCAACACTCTTATCATATTCAGACATATATGGTTGCTTTTCTGCAGATTCTGCTGCGGATGCTTTAGCAGATGCTACCTTAGGTGAAGTTGCCATGTTACTTAAAAAATACTTCTAGGTTATTTAGTTTTAGTTGTCTTTCACATAACAAGGAACTCTATCAGGATCCAACCATTTGGCATATTCAATATCTTCCATTGCTAGAGAACATTGCATACCATTATCAAAAAGATAAATGTCGTTCCAGCGTTTCGTGTAGTAATTTTGTTTTTGTAAACGAAGGTCTGGGTTACCATTAATCTCTAAGATACCCACTTCAACAAAGCGGTATCCATCACGTTCAAGAAGAACTTTAGGTTTCATACAACCTCGACAGATTCAAGATCCTGAGCAATGAACTCCATTAGCATTTCATAATCATCAAGAGGATCTCCAGAAAACACCACTCCTTCGTTTTCGTAGTAGCGGCGCACCTTTTTATAAAGTTTCGGATTCTTTACATCAAGGTAGAATTCTCCATCGGCGGCGTGACGAAGAGTTTGAACATCTTTCTTGAACTTAGAAGTGAGAGTCATTGTTTTGATTGTTGACCTTGTTATTATAGGAGAATAAGGTTTGAGAGTCAAGTAGGACAGTTTTGATTCTGTCCATGCTGATTGTGGGGATCGAACCCACCTATATCCGATTATGAGTCGGGTGCTTTCACCAGATAGCTAAACCAGCATTCGCTATTCGCAAATAGCGAATAGTAATAGGGACACTTGGATTCGAACCAAGACCTCGCGCTAATCTGGCGCTAATACGGAGTATAAGACCGCTGTTCTACCGTTGAACTATGCCCCCAAGTAAACCCCAAAAATCAGGGTGCTTCGTTGTTTAACTCGGTGTGTATTCGTATCAGTTCTTTTATATCTTCGTCATATGGAACCATGACTGCGTTTCCATGCTCACTTGTTATCACGAAAGATTCTCCTCCTTCAACTCTATTCATCAGATTATCAAAGTCTGCTTGAAATTCTTCCACTGTAAACTTCTCTAGTAGATCTGTGCTAAGTAAGTCTTTAATCATGGTTCATAAATGACATTTATGAGTCGGGCATAAAGGATTTGAACCTTTGACCTTTCCGCCCCAAACGGAACGCGCTACCAAACTGCGCTAATGCCCGTTATAATGTTCTATTCTATGACAGTTAGAACAAACAACTTCGCACTTATTTAGTTCTTCCAATACATTTTTCCAAGATCTTTGTCTAGCAATAATACATGGTTGACCTTCTTTATCATCAATGGGGTGATGAAACTCAAGTGCTCTATAATCGTTATATCCACAACGATTGCATTTAAGAGTTTTTTTATACTCTCTAAATTTGCTCATGCGTTTTTGTGCTTCTTTAGTTTTTTGCTTAGAGTAACACTGAATGCATTTGTGCCTATAATAGTTGACTCCTTTAATATTACCAGCAAGAGGAAAATCTGTCAAGGAATGGACTACACCACATTCTTTACAAGTTCTAGTTATCATTTTGGGAAGAAAAAAAGCACTCCCAAATATTTATAACTTAGAGATCAGAAATAGTATATTACTTTTTACATTTAGTGTCAAGTTGTTCAAGGTACTCTTCAAAAAATGATTCTATATTATCTATACCCTTATTTCCTTGACTTACCCAGTGATCACAAAACTCATAAACTTGTCTGCAGTGATTATAAAGATGATGAGACAATGCATGAAAAACCATTGCTCTAAGTTGCATCCTTTCTTCACTGTATCTCCAATCAGTATCTCTTAAATCGTCTGTGTGATCGTTCATTCTAAACATTTACATTCCTCTCCATGTCTTATATTCGTGATGAAAATATTGGTCTACGGTGTTATCTAAAGGGGCATTTACATCCCACTCTGCCCATTCTTTACAAAACTGTTTTATATACCCATCATTCAAAACACTTCTACCATAAGTTCTTACAAAACAAGTCATTGCAAAATGATATCTCTGTTTAATGCGGGTATGCATTGTTCATGCCCCATTGAATAAAAAGCACAATCGCAGAAAAAAGTAAAATAGATGAAAGAAAAGTTCTCATTACATTCCTCCGTTTCTAAATCCAACAATGTATCCTATTATTAGTCCACACATAAACGCTATGAACATATACAATATGTGAGACACAAACTGAATAAAAATTAACCAATCAGTCACAGTCATCTTCATCTTCATAAGTAGATGGTTCTTCAAAGAGTTCTGTCATTTTAGCTTGAAAGACTCTTTCTCTTAGTTCTTGGAGATCCTCTTCTGTTAAAGATATCATTTGTCTTTTAAAAGTTCTTCTACTCTTTTACGCATGTTTATACTATCTTGTTTAAGATAGTCTCTCAAAGAATATCCACGTTGACCTTTAAGAATACATGTGCCTTGATAGAACATCGTAGCGGCAAACACTAACAGGAAAACGATACCGATTATTTCAGGGTAATGTTGAGCCATGGTAGTAGTGGCGGTATTACTCCAATGAGTCTAAGCAGACCCTCAGCAAAAAGTGCAAGAACAACCCAACCAACACACATACTGATAATCGAAGCATTACGATTATGGCGTCGTATTGCAGCATCAATCATCTCCTGCACTTCGCTATGAGTTGCATAATCATCGTCGTGTGGTTGCATCATTCTGGGAAATCCTCACCAAGTTCAGTCAATCTCTTTTCCCATGTTACCCCACCATCTTGTCCTTTGCATGGGTTTATGCAGGTTTCATCACCATGATTGTTACAAACTAGTCCTGCAAGATCAAGTTCATTTCCTTTTTTTCCTGTTCCTGACCAGTAATGCTCATTATTAATCCAGATAGCACCACACTTAAGGCATTCCTTCCTCTCAAGTTTGAGGTCGGACAGCTCTTTGTCAATCATCTTTATACTCCTTAAGGAAGTTTTTGAAATCGGTTGTATCCTTAATAAGTTGCCTTTTAAGTTTCCAACCCATCCACTTCATTTGCAACTTAATAAACTGCAAACGAATAGTTACATCAAGATACGTGAAAACACGGAGTGTACCCTCCACACCAGCATACGCAATCATTAAAAGAATGATGACAAGAGTTAAGTAGGTACTAATGACCGATGCATTCATGTAAGAAAAATCGATATAATCTATGTATTTCAATGCTACCAAATTTACACATTTTGGCAAGTATAAATGACTACTATGTGTTGAAACTCAGAAAGTGATTAAGAAAATATTAACGGTGAGAGAGGGATTTGAACCCCCGATGGTGTTACCCATGCCTGTTTTCAAGACAGGTGCAATAAGCCAGACTCTGCCATCTCACCTTATCGTTGTTATCATTCCAGTGTCTAATAACACCAGCAATGATAAAAAAGTTTGTAGTTAGATAACTCAAAAAAATAATGGTTCTGATGATTGCAATAGTGTCGGATTCTTTATCGCATTTAGATGCTTTTTCTCCTAGTGCTTTTGCCCACCAGCGCCAAATATTTTTTTTCTTCATATTATCGGACTTCAAAATCTAACTTACGAACTTTTCTTGTTCTTCTAGATTCTTGATATGCAAGATCTGAATCAGACAAAATTGGTGATCTTTTGTCTTCTTTTACAGAGTTTAACATGATTACTTTGGATAAGTCAATAGCAGTAATCGTATCCCCCTTCAATGTAGCCATATTAGGACAACCACAAGAAGTGGTCTTTGATGGATGACTGATTAACTCTCTATTACATTCTTTGCATCTTATAGAAATCATTGCTCATTCCTTTAAAAAAGATCTTAACATCCAAACGAATTTACCATGAGACTCCATAAGATCTTGAATAATATTAGTCGTTGCATACTGATTTAAACTTTCAGATTTTTCTGAAACATTGGTAAGCATTTCAATAAATTTTTTATTGTCTGCTAACAGTTGACTAATCATGGTTTTATCAGTCAGATTATCAGAAGCTTCTGGAATAATAGAAGTTTGTACAACTCTACTAATAGGTCCAATCGCTTTCATGCGAAGGTATCGCATGTTTTCTGTAAGTCTATCAATCTCAGCAATCATCGCAACATACTGCTCTCCGAAAAGAGCATGTAGTTGATGAAAGTCAGATCCTACGACATTCCAATGATAAACCCAAGTCTTCTGCATTAAACAGAAAAGACTTGTCTGTGTTCTATGAAGAAGTTGATATAACTCGTCCATTATTTTTTCTAAGTATTTATGATGGGCGATACTGGAATCGAACCAGTGACTTACCACTTGTAAGGAGGCCACTCTACCGCTGAGTTAATCGCCCTTGTTTACCTCTGTCTGGGAATCGAACCCAGTTTCCAAGTGCATTGTCTGCCTGTCCTTACCAATAGACTACCAGAGGATTGGTGAGTCGGATATGATGATCCCGACTCGTATGGAAGAACCTAAGTCCATCCAACTCCACAACCTGGATTCGAACCAGGGACCAGTCGATTAACAGTCGAATGCTCTACCGCTGAGCTATTGTGGAATACGAATACTTGCATATTCAAATATTTTTTGTGGTATGTTAATACCTAAAGCATTTTCAAATCCACGAAATCCTGGTGATGAGTTTGCTTCACATACTCTATACCCATCTGGGTGAAAAAGCAAGTCTACGCCAGCGATGTCTAAATCAAGAACTTTTGCTGTTTGTATGGCAAGTAGTTCCATCTTATCATCAACATCATAGGCAGTTCCAACTCCACCACGAGTAATATTTGCTTTGAAAGAACCATCCGTAGACTCTCTTTTCATCGCACCTACTACTTTACCACCAATCACGATAACACGCAAGTCTTTACCACTTGAATATTCAACATACTCTTGAACAATCATAGAGTTTTTAAAATCCAAGGCAGAGATTAACTCAGATAAATCCTCAAACTGTTTCCTATCATGACAAAGATAAACTCCTGCTCCATATGATCCAGTTACAACTTTTACTACACAAGGAAATCCCACTTGTTTTTCAACTAGATCAGGATTACTTGGAAAACGAGTAAGCATTGTTTTTGGGATAGGGATGCCATGCTGCGCCAAAATTTGATTGGCATACATTTTATCCTTTGCTGCTATGATAGCATCAGAGTTTGGTAAAGTAGGGACGTTCAACCTTTCAAACTGTCTTAGTACAGAAAGATTAAAGTGTCCTGTAGAACTTCCCGTTCTAGCAATCACTACATCAGGCAGAGGTACTATATTGTCTCTATACCTAATAGAGTTGCGATCATCCCGTGAAACTATAAGATCAACTTCATCTGCATATACTACAGAAAAATCAATCTCCATATTTTCTGCGACTTCTATAAAACGATCTCGCTCATATGTATCTTTAGTACGACGATTCGCAAGCATCCAGGTTTTCATTATATACCCAAGACCTAAAAAAACAATAGATCCCCAAATGAGGATCCTGTTTTATTTATGAATGATGGAGCAAGTGTGATACACCTCAAGGATGTAACAGTGACTTGCCCTCTATCTTACCACGGCATTCTGGTTTATCTTTCCAGCGCAAGTGGTAACGACTCAAGTAGGACTCGAACCTACGACCGACTGCTTAGAAGGCAGTTGCTCTATCCAACTGAGCTATTGAGTCATGAGACAATCATACCATTTTTAGATTTGATTGTCAAGTGGGAAATGGTGGATTTGAACCACCGACCTCTGCGTTATCAGCACATTGCTCTACCACTGAGCTAATCTCCCTGGCGGAGGATGTTGGATTTGAACCAACGGATCCCTTTACAGAGATCAAGAACTTAGCAGGTTCCCGCTTTAAGCCACTCAGCCAATCCTCCAAGGTGGGCAGGGAGGGATTTGAACCCCCGTAGGCAGAGCCAGCGGATTTACAGTCCGCCTCCATTAACCACTCGGACACCTACCCATTTTCAATCATTTATATGATGGAAATAATCATCCTCAGAAAGTCTTTGTATTACTACGACTTCTTCCTCATCATCATAATCGCTTTGAATCCATTCTTTAAACTCTTGAGAAAGAGCCAGAGCGTCTCCAACTTTGTTATTGTACTTTAGAAAATCTACTCTGTCAACTGACCATTCGTAAACTTCTTTCACAACCGTTACAAAGGGTTCCATTAAGCAAGTGAATCATTACCACGTCATAATATCAGTCTGTAGGGCAGGTGTCAACCCATGGAGCACAGATCCTCATTTCCCCACCAAGCATCTTTTGTGCTTCACTACCATCCGATGCTTTCTCAACATACTTTGGTTTATACTTTTTATTTGCATCTTCGATTAAGCGATTATATTCTGGAATCACTTCATCGATTGCTCTAGTTACGTCCCTTTGCACTCTCCTTTCTATTTTGTCAGGATCTTTAGTAATAATCTCATTGAGTATAGTTTGTGGGAAATATTTTCTTTGAATCTCATCCAGTAAATCCCAAAGTCCATTTTCAGATACTCCAGTACATTGTGAAAGTGTTGCTACTATAGCACTTACTACTATACTGGTAACTATTATTTGCCTTTTATCTGGTCTCTTCTTTCCGAAATTAAACTGAAACATAAAAAAGGGAGTAGCAACACTCCCCTATATTTATTATTCAGTTTTATATTCTATTGTATCAAACTTCTACCGTGATCAGTTTGGAAGCATATTCATGAGCATACGAAGTGCGGGCACCATGAATGCCCCAACCAATCCAACTATACGCATAGTTCATGTAACGATTGATGGACTTACCAGGAGTTTTCATCCTATCCTCAATACGTTGCCATTGAACCTCAGTCGTTAGATAACGAAGTTGCGTGTGAAGTGCTGATGGTGAACCACCATACTTCTTAGCAAAATCACCCAATCCATAATATCTGTTGGCAGATGTCCATTGAATCAGTCCGTAACCGCCTCCGCAGTTACTCCAACTGGTTCTGCTACCACCTTCGCAAATATTAGGCACGAACATAGATTCCTGCTTAATATTCCCCATGATAGTAGCAAGGGCGTTTCTGTCTTTAATACCACGATTCTGGAAGTAATCCAGAGTAGCATTCTCATATTCATTACACCCTTTACAAATTAGCCTTTTCTCTTTTGGCTTTGGTGGTGCAACCTCTAGGATTGCTGTCTTCTCAGGTTCAAACTCTTTAATGATTGAATAAGGTTTTGCATCCACTGGGGGAGGCGGACCTTGCAGTTTATAACTAGAGAAAGGCAGTGATGCCGTACTGGTTGTAACCGTTGCCAAAAGGGGCAGGGCTACAGTAAAGAAGTTTTGCATTAAAATCGATTGAACTCTACATCCGTATAGAAAGGGGGTACACCCTTTTCTCAAAGGGCACTTTCCACGGCTCTAAATGTCACATCAAGGACTAATAACGAAAAACCCACCATCTAGGTGGGTCTATCCATAATAAGTTAATATTTAGGTTTTGTCAAGG